TCAATGGCGGCTGGAGACTCATTGGCCGCCGCAATCTTATTGCGTTTTACTGGAAAAAGATTTTTTTGGGGAACAACTACGGTCGTCCGAATACCGCAGTGACGGCCGTGAGCCTGTGAAAAACTGACAGTTTCAATCGCCCGCCAGCGAATATTTCTGAACTGCTCAACGCCATTGCGGGCATGGCGCTTTCACAACAACCTTGTCGCGGCGCAGTCCACAAATAAAGAGCGCTCGGTCACGACGCAATTCCTAATTTCCGATCACCCAGTAGTAAAAGGCGTAATTGACTCCGGCCACACAAATGCCGTTGAGCCCGAAGAGTGCGGATGTCGTGGATGTACCGAAAGTACCCGCTGGAACGGTGGGACTAAATCCGTCGCCTCTGGTCGCGATTGCCACTGGATTTGCAGCGAAAGCTCCATCGTGAAACGTCAACCGGAAGGCAGGATTAGCACTTTGACCGGTCCCAGAGCACGAAATCACAACGCTCCCGGCAGTATCATTCCCCGTCACAGAAACAACGCTCGCTGTGGTTCCCCAGCTTCCGAGGCCAAGACCAGTAATAGTCCAATCGCTAATGACAACCGGAGTACCCTGGCTCGCCCGCAACCGCTTTACCGCCGCAGTGCCAGTAATCGTCGGATCAGAGATCGCTGGGCTGGTCAGCGTTTTATTCGTCAGGGTATCGGTGGTGGTTCTTGCCACCAGGGTATCGTTTGCGGCTGGAAGCGTGAGCGAGTTTGAACCAGCAACTGGGGGTGCTGCAACATTGATTGTTCCCGATGTCGCGCCACGGAACTGCGCTGCCGCTCCTGGTGAATTGATAATTACTGTGCCACCATTGGCCAGGGAGAGCGTCCCAATTGCGTTGGATGTGATATTTACGCCGCCAGACCCGTCATTGCTGATGGTTGCCGGAAGGGTTCCCGACGCCGTTTGCAGCGTCACGCTGCCTTTGGTCGTAACTGCTCCCGTGATTGCCGCCGACGCGCCCGCAATCGCTCCCGCTGTGCTTATCGAAGCGACTTCTGTCCCAGTCAGGAATCCCAGGCTGGGTGTTCGTACAGACAAAGCGCCAACCCGGGCCGCCGCGCTGCCTCCATCCGCCGGCACCACCGACAATCGTTCAGTTGAGGAACCCGGTGCTCCAACAAATATGCTCACTCCGCCGGTGGTGGCCGAGGTGCCTCCCACGGTCAACACCGCTCCGCTGCCGGTGGCTGCGCTATTGAAAAGCAAACTGCTCCCCGTCGCCGCTCCAATGTTCGGCGTCACCAGCGTTGGCGACGTGGCTTGGACCGGAATGCCCGTTCCCGTTGCAGTGAACGTGCAAGTTGGAGGAGCAGCAGTATTCAGCGCCGTTACATACTGGTTCGCCGCGCAAGCCCCAGCGCCGGGGATTGACCCGGGAATATTTGAGCCGGTCACCGTCCCCGTGGCCGCCACGTTTCCCGTAACGCTCAGGTTGCCTGAAACCGAATTGCCCGTGAGCGGCGCAAAGCTGCCCAGATTGACCGGCGCGTAGTTATCGAAATTGAAAGTCGCCCCGGTAAAACTCACGAGCGCATAGCGCAACACTTCCTGTCCCGTGGAAGAGTCTTTCACGGTCACGCGGTAGTAGATTCCCGACGGCGACGTGTTGGCCGGATTCGGCACGGTGAACGATGTAACCACACCCGCCGTCACCGTGGAACAATAGCCGCGCTTGAGCGCCTGTCCACCGCCGCCAATGGAGACGGAAATCGGGTTGTCCTGGCTGTCGGTAATCAGAAAGCAGAGCTGCCCGGCCGCCAGCTTGGTCCCGTTGATATCGGTAATGTTGGAGCCGTTCACAGTGGTGAGATTCTGCGCGTGGGCGCCGAGCCCCAGACACACGAATGCGAAAACTGTTAGCAGTTTTTTCAAAGTCTTTCTCCTGAGATTATTGAGGGGGTGTCCTAAAGGCGTGTTGCTGGCGGTATTTTACCGAGATGTCGAACCGCTTGCTGCGTTGGATCGTCGGCGCAAGATTCTAAGGCTTTCCTGACTGTGTTTTTTATTTCGTGAAACTTGCGATATTGTTTTGGCCTGGACTTGCGAATAAACCTGAACGGAAAGCTGTTATCTTGAATTAGTCGCTGAGGGCAGCGATCACGTCTTTGTGATTTTCCCCACGCAGTTTATAAGAAGCAGTTTGTTCCGCAAGTTTTCTGATCCTGTCATTCGACAGATTGAGATAATAGCCGTTCCCCCACATGAACTGATCGACCACCAGAACAGCAGTTCGCTTATTGCCGTTGCCGAATATGTGACCACCGGCAATGAGGAAAAAATAACAGGCCGCATTGTCGGGTAAAACTCTACGCCAAATCCGGCCTGCAATGGTTGTTCTGCTGCTGATGCGAGCAGATTCAGATCTAAACAGTCGTACTCTTTGACTGGCTCAAGTCCGGGCCAAGAAAGCGCTATCCCGAAATCGTGGAGATACTCAATATAAGCAGCATTGATGCCGATTATCGGCTTACTTCTCGGCAAGCTTTTTCAATGCAACATAGTACTTTGCCGCTGACGTGACGACGGCTGAATCAGCCCTCTTCCCCGCCTTCGAGAGTTTACGATGGACGCGTGGAGAATTACGCACGGTCGCGGCACTGAGAACTCGGAGCTGCTTTAAGGCTCTCTGTGTCATAGGGTTCCTCTCTCGGGTGGTTAAACCCTGTTAATTGTTACAGTTATATGATGCTTGACGGCCCTGCAGGGATGCAGGTTGGCATCCGTTTCCCAAGCCTGTTTATACCCCGCTTCATTCCGCTCCGTCAAGCGGAATAAGAAGCGAATCCAGTGTATCACCTTAGTATAATCGGTAACTTAAGGGTTCCTTCAAAGTTCAATCTGATCAGTTAAACCCGATTCCATGTGGGGAGTTACGCAAAATGTCTCATGGAGATAGCGGAAACTGTAATATTGCCGCTTCACATTTGCTTGCTTTACAGCCCCGGCAATGGCCGTCCGGGAGCGCCGGAGCCGCCGCCGCCCGGCGATGAGCCCTGCCCGCCGGTAGTGCCTCCGGTGCCGGATGAATTGACCGTGCTTACCAGCCCGACGCGCATCTGTCCGCGTCCGATGGCCTGAACGTAGTCATTCAAATTGATCCAGGCAACGTGAGTGCCCTGGTTGAAGTCATACGACACCCAATAGTTCGTGGTGACCTGGATTGCCGTGCCCCGGTTATCAAGCGCCAAGGTCTGCGCGGGAATGGTGCGTTGGGTCTGATCGCGCTTCCATGCCGTGTATGAGCTGCCCACGGATGCGCCGTAAATCCTGATGTTGTCGGCTGTGCCACTGATGAAAGTGGAATCCAGTGTGGCGTTGTTCGATGGCGGATCGCCGATATTTCCGAACGTTCCATTGAACGCGAAGCTGTACGCCGTGGCATTCGCCAGCGATTGCTCCATCAATCCCATGCGGTTGAAGCTGGTGAACTTGAACCAGATGGTCGTTCCTACCAGCGTGGGATCGGCCTCCCAGACAAATACGCCATCGTCGAGCCGCAGAAACACTGAACCAAGGTTGTGTGTGGTATTTGGCGAACCAAAGACGCCGCGCCTGAGGCGCGCTGCAACCACGGCTGTTCCGCCCGATGTGTACGCGCCGTTTCCGGTGCTGCCGTTCAAAGTGAAATTGTTGGCATCGACCAGGGTGATGGCCCACGTTCCATTTGCCGCCGTGTTTCCGCCCACACCGGCGATCACTATCGTTTCGCCGGAGCCAAAGCCATGGTTCGCCACGGTGATCTTGATCGGGCTGGCATTGTTGGCCGCGGTAATGGATGCCGGCGAGCCGTGGGCGCCCAGGTCATAACGATAAGCACCGGTAAGCGTCGCGTCTTCGTAGCTGATGAGTTCGCCATCCACGTAACAGAGAGTGCGAAAGTTGTCACAGTCTGATTGAGTGCCGGAGTTAAGCGTCCCAGATGATTGCGTGACGTCGACGGCAATCGTATGCGTGGTATCAGGATCAGCCGATGACACCAGTTGCGCCGTGAGCACTCCCATACGCGACGGTCCGTACATTTTGCCGATCTGCACATAGTTGCTGTTGTCCGGTGAAACCCATACCGACGCGCCGCCCCAATCCTGATTCACCGCAACGCCTCCGGAAGTGTAAGCCGCGTTGCCGACGGAGCCGTCCAGCGTGAAATTATCAGGATCGATCTGCGTGATCGTCCATGTGCTGTTTGCCGCGGTATTCCCGCCAACGCCGGCGATGGTCACTTTCTGTCCGCTCTTGAACTTGTGCCCAGTGGCCGTGATCTTGATGGGCGTGCCCGCGATATTCGTTGCTCCGGTGATCGCAACTGTGGGACCGCAGGCGCCAAGCCACACTTCATAGTTGCCAGTCAAACTCAGCCGGTCATTGGCTTCAAAGATAATCGGCGTTGAAATTGCGCCGGGATCAGAATTGGCCTGAGCCACATACCCCGTTCCTGTCTGATGCGGGTAAAGCGTAGGCGTTGCAGTGCCCCAGGGGAAGTCTTCGGCGTCCACTTCAAGCTTGCCGGAATCGTCTTCCCGCATGGCGGTGATCCGCACGGGCTTCTTGTTGTATCCCAGTTCAGGGATGGTGAGCGTTACCAGATCCATGGGCTCAAGCAGGTTGAATTGCCAGCCGAGAGAAAACGTATATGTCGCCCGGATTTCAACCGAGCGCTTGCGCAGCAGATTGACCGCAAACTTGGCCACAGTGGTTGTCGTGATCGAATGCGCCTGAACTGGTGACGCCTTCCGCAAACCGTAAAGCGCGATCATGGCCTCGTCTTTGTCTTCCGCCACGTCCGGGTTATAGTCGTTGGCGCGATTGGCAAATTCAATCGAGACGGAATTCATCACGTCTGCCACGGATGGCCGCTTGATCAGCACAGGCGTCAAAAGATCACTGGTGGTCAGGTCATAAATGGGCGACGTGTTGGGAATGAACGTTGCTCCGTTGCCCACGGCCGTGGTGTCGCCATAAGGAACGATTTTCAGAACGCCTTCACTCCACACCGCTGCGGCGTTGGTGATATCAAGGATTTCCTGTATCCAGTCGCTGGCGGCTTTTTGCGCGTCCAGCACCGGCGAAAGAAAGAGCCCGTTGGCAGTGCAGAAATTTTTGTATTGCGTGAGATCGCCCGGAGTGACCACGCCGGCCAGTCCGTAAAACTGGTTAGCCAGGATGTCGGCGATAATCACGGAAGGCTCAGCGTCGGCAATGCCCGCGCCGAAAGTGATAGCGCTCAGCACCTCAAAACTCAGGTTCGGCAGCGTGCCGCTCTCGCCCAGATCCATGGCGGATGCGGCGACATAGGCGATGCCGTTGTATCCAAGATCCTGTCCAGGATGCGCCGAAGTCAGATAGCTCCATGCGGTCTGCGGACGCGAGCCCAGAAACAGCGTAAGGCTCAGCTTTTGCTGCGGCTGGCCGTTCGAGTTGGAATCAGGAACAGAATAGACATAGCTGATGGTGACAACTTTGCCGGCGTCCGCCGCGGAGAAAGCAAAAGCCGCGCCCGATTGCGTGAACTGTCCGGCGCCGGGAGAACTGCCTACCTGCGTCATGGGCGTCTGCTGCGTTCCGGAAAAAGGTACTGAGCCGTCTGAGCCGAAGTCGGTTTGCGAGAAACTGTAAGCGTCCGCTCGGCCTACTCCACGGTGCGAATGAAACACGCCGCCACCTGGAGGTGTAACGGTAATCCCACCGCCGCCGCCGGGAACAGTAAAGGGCACCGTGGCGGAAATCATGGTCAATTTTCCCTTAGTGTCCCAGACGTTGTGAATATTCAAGATTGGCCCCTGACAAAGCGCCATGGCCACAGCCGTCTGATACGTGTATGTGGTGTTGGAAATTGCGTTGCCGCCGCCGGAGCCCAGCCCCTTGCCGCCTACCTTAGTTGTGGATGTGTGCGGAATGGCCGCAAAGTCACCAGCCCAGATCAGCCGCGCTGCAATGCGGTTCTGTCCGTAAAGGATCGGTATCACCTGCCCGTAAGAACTGGTTTGCACGCGCAAGGCAGAAAGCAGATTCGGTTTTGCCGCGAGAGCGCCCTTCCCGCCGCCTTTTCCGCCCATCAGAGCCATACATGACCTCGTCTTGTCGTGGTTAATAGCTGCTTGTCAGCAATGAAGCTGCGCTGACCCGACTACCAGCTTCCCTCGCCGCCACTGACTGCACTTCAAAACATTTGTATTCCCTGCTTAACAGTTCACCATCGCGCAAGGCGTCACTCAGAAGAACGCCATGAGGAATGTAAGAGTGGATTACGATCGGCCATTCCACCACGATTGCGCCATGGGAAAACGTGCGCCCGAATCGGAACACGATGAAATCGGCAGGCCGCGGCGGTGTTTCAATTTCCACCACAAACTTTTCGATTTCCTTCAGGTAAAGTTCTTCACTTCGGTGCAGATGCCATTGCACCGAGTAATGCGGAGGCTCATATTCCCGCGGCAGCGCGCCACACTCCTGGTACACAGCCAGCGGAAACATGGCGCAATCCGCACCGGCCCGCTTCACCCGCGCATGATGGTGATATGGCGTGCCCAGCCACTCTTTGGCAGTGCGCACAATGTTCGTTCGCTGCTCCATCGTCAGTCGTTCCATTTGCCATCCTCCTAGATTGCAGTTTCCGGTGCAGGCACGTAAGGAAAGCCTTCAAAGTTCACCAGGTTGGCAAACTTTCCGGAGCAGGTGACTTGTCTCTTGTCGCAACCCGGGTAGGCAGTGAGAGTGTCCCCCGCGTTGGGCGCGAACGGCAGCGGAGAATTGAACGACATCAATCCGCCCTGGTATTGGCGGACAGCTTTCACCAGTCCATTGTTCGGGCCGCTGGTGAATACAAGCTGGCCATTGTCGAAATAGCCATCCGGCCGTGCCGAGGTTGTGATGATCTTGTTGGCAGTGCTTCCCGCCTGGACCACAAGGCTGTCGGCAAAACTGGTTTTCGCCAATCCGCAGCGCGCATCGAAGAGCGTATTCGTGCAGCCTGGCTGCAGGATGAGCGCCGGAAGTTGCATGCTCAGGTAGGCCGTGCCGGCGTTGACGGTCAGCTTGGCGGATGAGCGCGTGAGTTCGTCCAGGGCGCCGATGAAGCCGGAAAACCTCAACACCGTGCCAATCTGGTTCGAAGCAGAATCCATGAACAGGCGGTCGATTCGAAACGCTGCGCCGTCAAAAAAGCCCTGGCCAATAGTCTGGAGAATCGGCATGCCATTGAGCGTGTCGGACAGGCTGGCTTCGATCGTGATCTCCAGCGTCGCCACGTCCATGCCAAGCTTCTCTTCTATCGCCGATCGAGCAATATTCGGCGGGCCCGTCAGGAACGTGTTTCCCAGCACCGTCAGGTTCGCGTCCCAGGTTGTGTAGCGCAACGCCGTGCCGCTCTTGAGAGTGATGGTGTAGAGGTCTGCCATGCGGATTTCTGTTGCGCTCTGGAGCCACGTAACTAAATTGTTGCCGCCGATATTTGTCGGTGTTTTCATAGCAAACCTTTAACCACAAAGGACACAAAGGAACACGAGGGTTTGTGGCTCGTGAGCGAAGCACCTTTGTGATCCTTCGTGTCCTTTGTGGTAAAAAACGATTTATTTTCTAACTGAAATCAACTGCACTTCCTTGCACTCGTAAAGGTTGAAGTAGAAATTCGAGAGCTCGATTCCTTCTTTTCCGCTGCGCGATGTTCCAGTATCGAAGCGGACACGATGCAGAAAAGTAAAGTCTGCCGTGATCGCGGCGCCGTTCGCCGGAGCTGCGGTAAACGTCACCAGTCCCAGGGCGATGGTGTAATCCGTGCCCTGAACCTGAAGGGGCGGCGTACGTCCGCTCACATAGATCGTCGCCGCCTGGTTCGCTGGGTTCTGGCAAGCCTCAAGAAATCCGCCGAAGTTACGCACAAGCTGAAACGTCTTTGTTACTCCGTCTCCCGTGCCGATGGGCTGGCCGGAGAAAACCGAATCTTCCAACCGGCCGGTTAGGTCGCTTTCGTTCAAGAGAAAATCATCGAACTGCCCGCCCCGTGCTAGAAAGAAGCCAATCAGCGTTTCCAGTGGCGTCTGCTCGTTTTCGTCTCTGGATCGAGGATCGTTCAACAGATATTCATAAGCCAGGGTGAACTCCCAGATTGGGTTCTGAAAGTTCTGCACCCTGACTTCGCGACCGGCGAGTGAGGATTGGATTTCTGTCGCGAACGTGGGATTCTTCGTGATACTCCAGCCGAGCCCGCGAATTTTTGGAAAGAGAAGGTTGCTCATCTGACTCCTTTCCGCTTGAGCGCCCGCGTTACCTCATTGGCGATCATGTTGCCGTGCCGGCGAATGTGGCCCTGGAATGAAGCAGCATCTACCGCACTGACAGAGTGATTCACGACCACGGTCACGCCGGAGCCGCCGCTCCCGTCACCGCCACCGCCAATAACGCTGCGCATCTGGTTGGCGATTCCCGCCGGCAGCACCATCTCTTGGGGGTGCAGCATGGTGAGCTGATTGTTCGGGACGTAGTATTGGCCGCTCTCGGCGGATGCCATTGCCCCAAAACCCAGCACAGCCGTATAGGTTCCAGCAGCCAGCAGTCCGGCGATAACCGGTCCAAGAGGCGCTTCCGCTTCGTACACTCGCGAGGCTGCTGCTGCCGCGCTGTGGTGAATCTTGGCGATAGCATCAGCCAGGCTGATCCCTTTTGATTCGGCCGCCGCGGAAGCGTCCGCTGCTACCTCGCCTTCTTTTTCTGTGGTATGTATCACCAGCATGGCTACGTGATGCTCAACCCATTTCAGCATCATGTCTGCCAGCTTTTGCACCATGGAAACCACCATGTCCGCCCACATGTTTTGCCATGCTTTCGCAAAACTCTCAGTTCCCTTGAGAAAGCCGCTGATGGATTGATCCATGGCGCTCTTGGCCTTGGAGAAAAATTGGTCGAGATTTTTTTGCTGCAACCGCAGACTGTCAGTCTGCGCTTTGGCCGCAACCAACTCGCCCTGTGCCTTGATCTTGTCTATCTGGTTCTGGATTTCCTGGACCTTCTTCGGATCATTGTCCCAAAGCGCCTGCCGCTTTTGCTGATAGAAGATCTCCAGTTGAAGCTCATCCTGTTTCGCTTTGGCGATCAGTGCGATTTCCTGCTGCTGCGTGATCTTGCCCTTTTCAAAGTCCTGCGTGATTAGCTGGATTTTGGTTTCGCTGGCGATCTTGGCGACTTCAATCTGGCCTTTGTAGCCCTCATCCCATACCTGAAATTGCTCATTAACGGACTTGATGACGGCATTGTTTTCAGCCTGGTCTTGTGCGAGCATGTCCGAGGTCTGTTTTGCCAGCGCGGCTTTCTGGTCATCGTTGGCCTTTTGGCGCTCTCTGTCACCTTCAATCTGGTCAGCGCGGCTTCATGTTCTTTGGCCAGAGCTTCAATTTCCCGGCTTAGCGAAGTGATTGCCACCGCGTTATGGTCGGGGTCGAGCTTCATTAACTCCAGACGCTCGCGAAGAGCTTCTCGCTTCACCTGGTACAAACGGTTTTCAAATCCGGTTTCAACAGCGACATTTTCTTCTGCACTGGTGTGAGTGAGCCCACGAATTCGATCCCATTTGGCTTTCTCCGCGTTGACGGAAGCTTCCTGCACTCGGAGCCTGCCGGATATCTCGGCTTCAGCCATCGCCTCTAATTCGGCATCGTGCTGAGCTTGGAACGCCGCGGTGAGGTTCCGCATTTGATCGAAAAGAAGCTTCTCGTGTTGTTGCGCCACTCCAAGCGCGTCGTTCAAGCCGGGTATGGCCTTTGCATTTCCGAGCGCATTCCAATTATTGGGATCAGCAGCTTTCGTTTTGCCTGATCGAGATCTCCCGTGAGCGTAAACACTGCCTCGCTGGCGGCTTCCAATTCGGACTTCAGCTTTGCGATATCGATCGCGGTCTTCTGCGACGCGGTCTTACCCAACTTCTCGAATTCATCGTCGAGCTTCTTGATATCTGCTGCATAACCGGCAATGACCTGATTGGAAGATTTGATCTGGGCGTCCAGTGCCTTTTGCTCGTCGGTATAGATGAAGGTGTCTGCGATCAGCTTGCTCAGCTTGTCGGTTACATCGGCAATGACCTGAACAAACGCGATGATTTCAGCCGGGCTAAATGCAAGATCCAGTGTGACTCCCAGCGTCTTGCCCAGTTCGCCCAGGGACTTGAAAGCGTCCGCGAGGTCGCCGTCCAGAACATGGCTCAGTGCTTCGGCGGCTTCTTTTCCTTCCTTCAGCGAATTGTTGACCTGCTGGAGAGCTTCTTCGGCTCCCGATTGATCGGCCTGTATCTCGATGTTGATGATTTCGGACATGCGCTTGGTTCTCCAGACAGATTTCGTGACCAATAAAAAAGCAGCCCGAAGGCTGCTTTCGTTAGGAATGAGATTTCTTATGCGGGGCCCCAGCCGTTTTCGCCTTTTCTCACGCGAACGTTGCCGGTTGCGGTGAAGCCTTCCGGAGGCACGGGAAGCGCGATCTTTTGGAAACCAAAGTCAATATGGTTAATAGAGCGCTGCATTCTTTCGCGCTGTGGCGGAGCCAGCATGGAATAAAATTTTCCATCCTGGCGCAACCCTTTTCCGAGATCGGTCACATTCCATTTCCATACAAAGGCGATTTCAGTAGAAT